TAGAGATTGACGATGTCACCCTGTCCCAGGGCTGGTAGGAAATGATATTTCTGTCCTACTTCTGAGAACTTGCCACGATATACAGCAGGTATGTTGATTGGTTTTAGATATAGGCTTTCAACCAGACCTTCTGTGATGATATCACGATCACCAATACGATCATAGACTATCCAAGGACCTAATCCTGTGGTGCCACCTGAAGGTGTGCCCTGTTTAAAAAACAGGATAGGCTTCAGCATGTCACCTGGTATGTTGATGTAACCATTGGAGTCTGCCACAGCTTGGAACTGAGGATTGTAAGGATCTGAACGCATGATTGGTAACTCTAGGTTACGCATCATCATCTCGCCCATGAATATACATTCTTTGATCTCAGCATCATTGGTAGATCCTGTAAAATCTTTTACGAACTGCACTAGGGCATTAGCATCTGCTATCTGTGACATTGTTATATTCCTCTAAAGAAGTTAGTAGTGCCCTTCTTGGCGGGATATGGCACATCAATAGGAATAGGCAGACGTCCACCTGGATAGCAGATATATGCTGGATATTCCTGTTGTACCACACGATAAAATTGGGCCTTGAGAACACGGTCTCTCTTGATAGTTGACCAACGCATGCCACCAAAATATTCATCTGAGATACGCTGTTCTATCACATAAGGTAGATCCATCCATTTCCACGCCAATCCACCTGAATCATCTAAGGGTGCTAGTGGATCAGGGATGTTCTGTTCAGCGGCAGCACGATAGCGAGCGCAACGTTCTGCGATAGCCTCAGTGTTCATCTGTTCTCTCTTGATGTAGAACTTGCCATCTTCACGACCGGTGGTAGTCTTGATGTTGTGATTACCATTCCAACTGGTACGGCTCCAATCGCCTTTCATGGCATTATAGAGTTTGTCGTTGCGCAGTAGGGCATCAGCCATACCATTGTGCGTGGTGATTATGCCACCCGCATCACGGCGTGTGTAGTCTAGATTGGTTTCTGGATCATCATCACCAATAAAAGAAGCATTTGGGTCATTTGGGTCAAACTCGTTTGGTGTCATAGTAGGGTCCTTACAGATTATTTATACGGCACTGCGGAATGTGGGGCTTTATCCAAGAGAAAGGGCTCCGGAGAGCCCTGACTTAACTACTGATTGGTTAGGATCAGAAGTATGAACCACCCCAATAACTTAAACGGCCTACTGCTGATGCTGGACGTAAAGGTCCTGCGCCTTGGCTGTTTAGAGTTGGTGCTGTAGCAGTAGCAGAAATGTCGTGTAGAACAGCGACCCCTGCTGGGTTACGCACGATTAGAGTACCTTCCATGATGAACTGATCTAAACTAGCGTCAGCGTTTGAGAAGATCTCGTTGTTTGGTCCTAGGTCACGCAAAGAACCCCACTGTAGAACTTCTTCATTCAAGAAGTAGATCTGGTTGCTTACACCAACTTGGTCCATGATCCAAGAATCATAGATCTCATAAGTGTAGTTGAAGTCGCCTTCGTAAGTCTGGATGCTATCACCACGCTCTGAGTTCACACGGTTGATACCACGTGAAGTTGGGAATGTGTCTGATAGGTGTGTACGTAGACTTGTTGGAGCAACAACAGTACGGATCTTAGCATTGAAACGCTTCTCAGCCGCTGTAACTAACTGCTTGTAGATCGCAGGATAGAACTGGCTGTTTGTTTCATCGCTAGCACCGTAGTATACGCTACCTAAGTACTGACCGTTAGTACCACCAATTACTAGACCGCTCTGTGTAGAAACAGAGTCAGTTGTTTCACCGTTAGTATAAGTCACGAAAGTACTTGTTGAGGTACCAGTTGTGTTGAATGAGTGTGTAGCCGCGAATGAGTTCAAAGAACCAAAACGACGACCTGACACAGTAGCGCCTGATCCAGCGGCTGTACCACTTTGGTTACCATACTTAGTACCAATCTGGTCTGCACGGACGATCTGTGCTTCTACGTCAAACATCAATTCAATCAACTGCTTAACTTCTTGGTATGCTTGTGGATCTCCACCAGACTGTTCAACAGCACGAGCAGAACCAGTAGCAGAAATAACTGTACTGAAGATCTGTGTGTAGTTGCCCAAGTTAGCACGTTGGTTAGATTCTGCTAGAGCAGAACTTACAGCGGCACCTTCTTGGTTAGCCTGTGTCTGTGGTAGACGATAAACGTCATTTGTCCATAAAGGTAGAGTAGAAACTACTTTACGCTTTTTAGCCATACACATGTTTAATACTGGTGTGTCATCTTTAACACGATTTGATACATCTAAGTCTAAGTCCTTGACAACGATATCTGAAGCATATGCCGTGGTTCCGTTGCCAATCGCTGATGTTGAGATTTGTGACATAATATTTTCCTTTAAGTTAATGTCTTTTTTCGTTGATGTCTACGTAAAGCACCTTGTCTATATTTCTCTCTTAATTCAGGATCTGTAATAGTTTTACCTTTATTCCAAGGCGTGTGACCAATAGCATGTTGATTACCTTTAAGATAACCATCCTTACCTTTGTTCCACGCAGTTTGTAAACCTTTCATACCTTTATTCCATCCCGGAACATAGCAACCTTTATGATTATTATGTCTATTGTAAGATCTATTATCTCCGCGAGCATCAAAGGTTTGTAATATTGTTGTTTCCAACTCATACATTTCTTTAGAATTACCTTCAGCTATAATATCTCTTTTCCAATCTTGAGGATTAGAGGTAATCATATTACGCACTGTTTTACTACTACAGATATATCCATCATCTTGAGTTCCATAATGGAATCCAACATACCAATTTAAGGTAGGTATATGGGTCCATTTATAAACAAACGACTCTGTCATATTCATCATCATCAATTATCTACGTCCTCGCATAGCATTCAGCTTTGCGACTAGTAGATTGTCCTGGGCTTTTTTATCGCCCTTATTGGCTCTTTCCTGAAGATCTTGGAAGTTAACCTGTCCTGGAGTCTTAGCGTTGGCGATTCCTGACTTTTTACCAGTCAAGGCCGCTATGCTACTACCAGCAGATTTGGTCGTTGGTTTCTCACGATACTTTAAACCATCTCTCAATAGACTGAGGATGTGTTCATCGCTGGCGATCAAATCAATATTGTCAACACCTGGCACCAGTTGGTTCTTGGCAGCCGCCCAATCTTTAGAAACCTTATCACGGACTTCATTATAGACATAGTTGTTGCGCAGTTCCTTGTCCTTGAACGCCTTGCGGTTAGTTTCTAGGACTTCTTGTACCTGCTTGCGGCGTATATCATAGAACTGATCCAAGTTTGGTTTCAGTTGCTTGATGACTTCGCCCTGCTGTTGTATCCAAGCATCATTCTGCTTCATGCTGTTCTGTATGCGGGTCATTGCGGCATAGTCGTTATGTGCCGTGGCCTGCTGTAACTGCTGAGCAAAGGTCTGCTGATACCCCTGTGTCTTTAAAATCTCATCATAAGCCTTCTGCAGTTGTGGACGAACAGTGAACTCTAATGCTAGGGTCAGACCCTCTTGTTCTGCTCGCTTGTCCTTGAGATACTCATCAAACTCTGCTTTCTGGACTTTTAACTCTCTTGCTTCTTCATGTATCGCTCCACCTTGACCTAGGATAGCGGCTGCACGTTTAGCATCTATTATCATCTCCTTACCATTGCGCATGAACTTGAACTTAGCGTTTGGGTTCTCCTGCGCGAACTCTAGGAAATCTATAACTTCTTGCTGTGTAGAATCTGCGGTGCTTACCTGATCTTGATCTGGGGCATCTGCTTCTTCTAGTGCGGCTTCTTCTTCTGTTTCCAGTGACGCAACTTCTGGCTCTACACTTGAGGAATCGTTTTCTTCTCCCTCTGGTGCCACAGGGGCTTCAGCTTTTGCCTCTTCTGAAGTACCTGTCTCTGTCTCACTAGTAGCCTGGGCTTGGTTACGCATCGCGGCCATTTTCTGGGCTATTGAATCTAATGACGGAACAGCATTTTGAACATTGGCCGTGTCATTGACATTAGGCGTGTTCTCTAATATTTCACTCATTTACATTTCCTTTCTCAACGGGACCTTGTAGGTTTACCGCTGTGTTCTTAAAACGGACTGCATTCTTTAGATAGTCTACGAATCTATCAATACCTGCTAGATTATGCACTAGGCCTAATCTACGCTGATCATCTTCTTCTTTGTGACCTTGTACATTGATCAACTGATCTGTCATGTCAAACTTAAAATGATGTACGAACAGAGCGAAATCTTTATTCATCAAGAGATTCTCTGCGGCACTACCATATGACTTGACCTGATCTAACTGACCTGGAGTCATCTTCTTAATATTATTTATATCAACCCGCGGTTTGGCGTTAAAAGCCGCGGTCAAATCGTCATTTATCAACTCTTTTCCTTTCCTTGGTGTTACTGCCTACTGCTTAATAGTTTGTTGCCTTGTGTTGCGTGACTAGGCTGACAGCATCCAACTGTTTACCTGCTGAGGTTCCAGCGGTATCTGCGTTGTGTTTGTTAGCCAGGCTCTGTTGTAACTGTGCTTCTGGAGTCTTGCCCTGTATCTTAGCCATGATCTCTTGTGCGCGGACCTGATCCAACTGTGCAGATGCCTTGTCTTTGACATCCTGTGCGCTTGGTTGTTTCTGGCTCGCTGCCTGCTGTGCTTGTTTAGCCATAGTCATGACTTCTTCTTCAGTAGGTAGATAGATATCTACTTCCTTGACGCCTAGTACATACAGCATATCCTCGTAAGGTCTGCGTATCTTCTTAAATGCTTCAGGAGTCAATGCGCCACTCTGTACTCCAGTGACTATCTCACCTGATAACTGTGTCTGGATCTGCTTGATGATCTGTAGACGCTGTAGTGCGTTTTCTTCTGATGCCATACCCAGGGCTAGATCTAAATGTATGATCTTGCGCTCACAGAAGTTCATATCATCAAATGCTTCACTGTCCATGAACACTGCCTGCTTGTCTGGATGGAACTGCTGTGCTAGTTTCTTGACACCGTAGTCATCACCGTATTGTATTAGGGTGCGCCATACTAACCAAAGGGCATCTTTAAGTCCTTCAGCGCAGTTTTTTACTATGTTGTCCTGGACGATCTGGTTTGGTCCCATGGCTAACTGTAGCTTGGCACCTGAGTTACCTGCGTCCATGACTTCTGGATTGAATGTATCTGTAGGAGTAGTCATACCAACTAGGGCCATAGTGTCCTGTTGTATACGGCTCAATGCCTGATCCAAGAATGCTATGTTGCCACTTGGTGCTGGGATTGGATACACGTCTGTAGCAGGATCAAACTTGCTGTCTAGGATGAAGATAGCCGCTTCGCCATCTGCTAACTGTTCAAAGTCTACACGATCAGGTTTTACTCCTATGCGTGGTGTGGCTGTAAGCAGACCTAACTGTATCTCAGCACGATGGGCCGCTGTAGCGTATTCCTGCGCTGGCACTAGGGTTTCTGCCAATGACATACCATAGAAGTTTTGTGGTAAAGGGCGAGGACACATGTTGGCCACTGGTATGAACTCAACTTCGCGGACTGAGATGATATATGATCCTGAATAGATAACTTCTATCAGTTCAAGTTCACCGTCATTGTCTATGTCATAGCGATTCCATACTGTGAGTATAGTGACCTGGCGTGCTTCTGCTTCCTGTGCGGCATAGCCCTGCTGTGGTAGGCCATTGATAGGCACAGAGTCACGAGCGTGTATGGCTAGATTGTTTAACAATGAGCCTGCTTGATAAGCACCTACGTTGGAAAACTCTGCGTATTCCTTGAATAGATCTAGATCAATATCTGGATAGCGTTCTGTGGCTTCTTGTATTGACATAGGAGCATAGAATCCACAGAAATCCTGCTCTTGTATCTCTATGATAGTGGGGTTACACATCCAATAGTGCTGTGAGATTGGACGGAACTTGATGTTTAGATTGTAGCCAACCAACTTGTATTCTGCTTCGTGGATGGTATTGCGAGTGATTGATTCACGGATAGCCTGCTCACCCTCGTTCAACTGGATGTTTTCGCTTTCTGGTGTGATCTCTTCGTTGGGATCTGGTTCCTCACCTTGGCTTGAACGCTTGAGTTTTTCTAGGACTGAATCAATCTTCTGCTGTTGCTGTTGATGATCAGCACCTTGGCTCCACTGTTGTATCTCTTTTAGGATCTGTTGTGAATCCATAGACACTTTACGCTTGCTGGTGCGTGTAGCGGTAAGTCCTGCGTTGGCTGCCTGTGCTTCAAATGCCTGTAACTGTGAGGCCGTGCCTTTGGTTTTTACATAGCGTGTGATCTGCTCGCGATATGGAGAGATCATCATCTCACCATTCTTGTGTAGTAATGCGTCCATGATCCAGTGTTGCAGTATCTGATGTGGATCGTTAGACTGATTGACTATCTTGTGTACCATGTTAGTAGCCTGGCGAGCGGCTGCTTCATCATCTTCATTGTCAGGTACGAACTCAAAATTGATCTCACCATTCTGGCAGATACCTTTGGAGATAACCGCTGTGGAATAATCAATATTTGGTTTCAGCACAGGATGGATATAATCAATACCGTTGACTGGCTCTGTGGATTGTGTCACTGCGAGATTTAGATAGTGATAATCTGACGCACGATTGATATTGTTCTTTGTAGCCAAGAGTCTTAGATTGGCTGCGCATTTAGCGTCAAGGAGTTGTTTCATGTAAAGAAAACGCTCCATCGCCCCTTTGGGATTGAATACGTTATTGGTTACGAAGTGCGATTTATCAAACAAGGTGAGTTCCTTTTTTATTTTAAATATTTATACTCCATCGCCCTAATGGGGTATCAAAGGTACTTATAGAGGTCCGGAAAGCGTTTTAAACGATTCCAAATATATTTTCTTGATTTATTATGGGCTTTGGCGGCTGCGATTGAGGATTCAAATATGCCCAAAGGAGTTTGTATTGTTTTTTTAGGATTCTGCCGTTGTCTTCCTTTAGCAACTTTATCAAGCATATTATCTGCTGGAGTTCCTAGAAATAAATGATCAGGATTAACACAGGATGGATTATCGCATTTATGGCAAACTAACATTCCTCCTATATCTAATCCTGCAAGATGTTTAGCACTATAACGATGTGCTGAATGCTGTTTTTTATTATCTATCCAATGAAATACTCCATACCCGTTAACTTTAGCCGCTGTCCAAATCCAACAACCATTTGGCCCATTCTTATCTACCTTGTTTAAAAAACGTTCTAATGTATTCATAAGTTTTATTATAACACCATTAGGGTAGATTGCGCACGAATACGGCTTCTGTGCGGCGATATACTTCTGCTTCACGTTCTAATTCAGGATCTTCCAGTTTAGGAGCGATATCCATAGGTTCTACTTCGTGTTCTACTGGCACTACGGGTATTAAACGT